CCAGTTTCTCTTTGGCTTTTTCAAGTCTTCGAGTCTGGTTAAAACGTAACTCATCAACTTCTTTTAATTTTTTTAACTCTCTTATCTCACTCTCTAATGCTTTTGCTTTTGCTTCGATTTCTTCGACAGTTTGTGTTTCTTCGGCTTTAGCTTCCGCTAATTCCTTCTCCACTAATTCTCTGTCTATTTTTTCTTGTTCTGTTTCCATATATTTATATCAGGAAGTTATAAGGTCTCCCAACTGTTAATTTAATAAAAGGTTTGAACGTTGCCAGTAAACGATTATATTTATTATACCATATATAATAAAAGTGCTTTACAAGTTTGCTATAGGTTTGCCCCTAAGTTCTTGATTTCTTTATCTCGATTCTTTTCAAACTCCTCTTTTTTCTTAACTTCTTCGGCTTCTGTTTCGTTCTTTTCTTCAAAGTCTTTGGTCATTCCCGTTACGATGTTTGTGCGAATCAGTCGGTAGAATGAGTAGAGTAACTGCTTTATCTTCTGGTCGGCTAATTCATTCACTGCTGTTTCTATTGCGTATTTATTTAAGTCAGTAACATTTGCTTCTACTAAGGCTTGTGAAGATGAAATAGTCAATCCTCTTTCTGCTGGTGTTAGAACCTGAAGTATTTTGCGAAGCAATTTAAACTTCTCTGGCGTGTCAAACATTGCTTTGGCTGTTTCAAGTTCTTCGTCAGAATAATGTGCAGAGTCTGAGTATTGATAAACTTCGTCTAATTGTTTGATTTGTTCTGGTGTAATCATTGTTTGTTATGTTATCGCCCACACTTGATGCACCCCGCTAAAGAGTGACTTCTTAAATATCTTTCTGGGTCTGCGTTATAATCACTAATAATTTTAATCATTTCCATAACTCTTATCTTTCCAAAATCGACATAGAAAGACTCTGAATCTTCTCCGTTTAGTAAACCAGTTGCTAGTTCTAGTTTTCTAGGGTGGTTGATTGTCTTTAGGAAACAGTCGTTAAGGTTGCATACTAGGGAAGCTTTTGATATTGCGTTTTCTGCTATTGGTTCTGCTACTTTTTTGATTTTCTTTTTAAACATATTATTGTGGTTGGTTGATAGCATTTAAACCTGCACCTGGAGCTGGTTCACTATCTTTTAATTCTTTTAATAAATTATCAATTTCAATTCCACTCACTCCTGAATCAAACTCTGCTTCTTTCTTCAATAGTTCTATAAAGAATGGTGAGGCGAATAATTGAGGACTACTTGCAAAGGTTGAACGCATCTCTCTTAGGAATGCAACAGTTTGAGCCTTTGAAACATCCTCGCCTGATATGTATGATTTGATTCCTTCTACTTCTTTTCTCAGTTGTTTTAGCAATTTATCATCTGGGATAAGTTTCTTGCCTTTGATTTGTGATTTGGCTTTCATTGTTGCTTGTACAAGGTCAAAGTCTTCTCCTCTGATAGCAACGTCAACTCTTTCCATAGCGACTAAATAATCTATAACACCACCTTCTACAATTCTAATATCGCCTGGATCAAGATATTTCTTTAAGTCTTCATTTGAGTCAAAAGCTCCGAGGATGTATTCGTTAATTCTTTTGTCGTAAACATTTGAGAAGAAGTTAGCAAGTTTCTTTTTCACTTCTTTGTAAACGGACGAGGCGTTCTCTGTAAGTAGGTTCCCAAGCACTCCTGACGTTCCTGACGGCATTGTGTTGCCTTGTAGTGCTTCTGTCATGTTTAAATCTGTCCCTATCGTATTCATTATCGTTTGGATTTGATTCTGTAGGATAGCGATTTGTTTATCTCCACCTGTACTCATTACTTCGATTGGATTTCCTTTATGTCCTAGAATAACTCCTGTGTCTAAGTCTGTTACAGTTTTACCTACATAGTTATCTCTTTCGTTGTCAATCTTCTTTTGAAATGGGAGTTTTGAAGCAATCTCTAGAACTTTATCAAGTCTTTCACGATTGACTTTTGATTGAACAATTTTATTAAATACTCTTTCAATGTATCCAACTCCTAGAGCATCTTTAAATCCTTTTCTTTTCTTTACGTCAAACTTGAAATAAGAAACGATTTGCTTTTTGTTTTTTGTAGTGTATTCGTAATAAACTAATTCATTTTCAAAATCACAGACTGCAATTTGTTGTTTGCCATCTGGAAAGTCTTGAACTGATTGATAAATGACAATAAAGTCATCCATCTTCTTTTCTTCTGTTTTCACTCTAAGTATAGTTCTTGCATCTATGTCATATTTCTCATCATCTACAATGGAGCGAATAGTTCTACGGACTCTTTCAACTTTCTTTCCACCAGCAAAATCATACTGGTCAAAGTACATAGCATAAGGGTCTATTGATTTCATTTTCAATTTACCGTCACTATTCCAAACCTTTAAGAATCCTGAACCATAATCAACTGCATTATCTGGGACTTCATCCATTTCTTGCTCAAAGTTGTTCTCTCTAAGCACTTTTCTATTTGCCGCTCTTGGAATAAATCTTGCCATTGAACTAGCATTGTTTATTGTAAAATTCAAATCTTTTATATCTAATCTGATTTGTTCTTTAATCTTCTCTAGTTGTGCCATTGGCTCAAAGACAAATGTATTTCTGTTGTCTGAACCTAGAATGTCGGGATTGCTGACATCAACCGAGTTTGAATAAAGGAATACTATGTTTAAAAAATCTCTTGTTCTGAACTTATAACCCATATCGGCTTCTAAGTAGCCAGAATTGAAATCATCAACTGTTTTTTTTACTGACTCTAATAGCTTCTTTTTTTTTTCTGTTTCTTCCATATATTTATTATTTTATTTATTATTTTGTTGACCTTTAAAAACTTTATTAATAGATTCGTTTAGTATTAAATCAATTGTATCATACTTCCCAGATTCAAGTCCAATTGACGATTTGTAAAGTCCTATGATACACGATTGCAAAATATCCCAGTGTCCCCCTCCTCCATCTTTCTGCTTTATTGTAAGTATATCTTGTTTTGGGTATTCAGCAAACTGCTCATAGAGTTTTTGACTGTTTACTATCAGTAAATGACTTGCAAGGATTTTTTTAGCATTGATAAACATCTCTACTTTTGTTTTTATATTTGTATTTACTCCATAAACAACTCTTTCCTCTCCTTCAACAATTACTTTCTCGCTAATAAATATATTGTTGTAGATAGGGGATAGAAATGCTATGTATTCATTCCCCGGATAGTTGTTTTCTGGGATTATTAAACAGTTATTGTATTTTCTAGCGATATTAGAGGAGTAAGGGGCAAACTTCTCTGGACTGATAGTATTTGAGCAAAAATTAGCGACTTCTTCGTATCGTGTCCCATTTGTTTTTATAATAGTAAAGGCACTTTGGTCTCCTTTGTTACCTTTAGCACAGTCAACACTCATAATATAAACACTTTGCTTGTCTGGCTCTTCCATATTAAGTAANCCATCTTCATCTCTNGCTGATTCCCCAATAAGATTACCTGTATCTAAAAATTCTATTGAATTGTCGTCAAAATATACTGAACTTCGACTTGGATTNTTTAAATATTCAGTATCAAAGTTATCTGATTCCCTTTGGATAGTTTCTATTGATACNCTAGTGATTCCTTGTTCGGACAGTTCTCTTTCTTCTTTGTCTGTTCTTACATACTTTCCACCCCAAGTTGGTTGTCCTAAATCATCTAGGATCGGGATTAGTAATATAAAATAGTTGTCGTCGTCTTTGTATTTAGTTATAAACCTTGCGACATTACCTCTTAAAGATAAATAGTTTCCCATTAGGATCCACGAGCCTGATGTCTGGTCTAGTCCATCAATAGTAGCGTTCATAACTCTATGTATCTGCAAGGTTGTTACTACNGACATTATAGTTGTTTCNTTTTCTATATCGTCAAANATAACNTTCTTGGGTCTCTTAGTNTCTACATCGCCCTCATCATCAATATCTACCTTTACTGCACCTCTACGGGTCTTACGGGCTGAATTAGATGTATATGTAACTCCTGTCTGTGTAGAGAATTTTGATTGAGTTTGGCTTTCTTTCTTTTTCTTTTGTTCTAGGGATATTATATCAGGATAGTATTTTGCTATTCTTGAAAAAGCTAAGGTG